TAGAAACATTAAAAGATATAAATTACAGAATGCTAATGAAGAAGCAACCGTTTACAAAGCTTGTCATTACAATCACCCGAGTGCAATATGGGTTAGAAACAATGCTTACAACTATCAATGGTTATATCAGATGTGGACTCATCTACATGAGGAATTTCAATTAAGATATGGTAAAGATCATAAATCATATGTTGTATTAAAAGACCTATTGAGAAATCCCCCTAAAAATATACCCCTAAATATTCCTTTTAATCAACCAACACAAGCAATGCCTGATGATGTAAAGAATGAAGATAGTATTATTGCTTATAGAGATTACTATGTGAAATACAAGAAGGATTTTGCGACATGGAAAACAAGTATACCTGAGTGGTATAGTGAGGGAATAAATAATGCCAACTTATAGATTTTTAAATACAAGAACTAAAAAAGAATATACAGACTTGATGTCTATTTCTGAAATGGAAAAGTTTATCAAGAAGAAACATATTAAAATATTACCACCTACAACATTAAACATTGTATCTAGTGTAGGTCATATAGATAGCCATACTGATAATGGTTGGAAAGACGTGCTATCAAAGATTACAGATGCTCATCCAGCAAGTAATCTAGCAGCCCAATATGGTAAGAAGTCAGTAAAAGACACACAAGTTGATAAAATAATACACAAACATAGACGTATAAGAGCAGGGAAGAAAGTATAAATAGTAGTATGGCAGATTTTGATTTTTTAGACGGATTTGATGCTGATGGCGATTGGGGTTTTACCTCAGTTAAACAGAAACCAGCAACAGAAAGTAAAGCAGACTCAGATGCTACAAAAGAAGTTGTCAAGGCGACAGCAGACGGTGTGGGCAAAGCTGTGTCTAGTGAGATTATCAATAGACTAGAAACAAAACTAGATAAACTATTAAGAGCAACAAACGAAACAAAAGAAACAGTAGTTGCTAAGAACGAAACAGAATTAGAGATCGCTAAGAAACAAATGGATGATGAGTACGATCTCAGAAAAGATAATCTAGGTAAAGAGTACAAAGAAGACTTTAAGAAACTAGAAAAACTTATCATACCTCTACTAATCAAATTAGCAAAATCACCTGAGGCTTATATTCACTGGCCGAATAGAGCAGAAGTAATCGAAGCACAATTGAAAAAAATTGTACAGATTACTCGTGGCAAATAATCAATCAAAGGATATCAAATGAAACTAAGTAAGAATTTTAGCTTGAAAGAAATGACGACTAGTCAAACGGCTGAACGTAAAGGTATTAATAATAATCCTAATGACGATCAGATTACAGGATTACAAAAGTTATGTGAGAACATACTACAACCTGTTAGAGATCAGTATGCTACGCCAGTAACAATTTCTAGCGGATTTAGAAGTGAAGAATTATGTGTTGCAATAGGATCATCAACAAACTCACAGCACGCTAAGGGGCAAGCCGCCGACTTTGAAATATTTGGGACTCCGAATGCTGAACTAGCAAAATGGATTATAGAGAATTTAGATTTTGACCAACTCATATTGGAATACCACAAACCAGAAGAACCTAATAGTGGGTGGATTCATTGCTCATACAAGAGTCCTACTGATAACAGAAAACAAACGCTAAGAGCATTTAGAAACGATCAAGGTAAAACTCAATACGTTGAGTATAACCCTAACTGAACTCTCGGTATAGTCAGTAAAGACGAGATAAACGATATGCTGACACTTCATAGAAGTACATAGTGCTTGACCTTTTAGTTTATATGTGATATAATACTATCTATGAATACATTAAACGAATATTTTAAAAAGAACCATAAACCTAAAACTTTTACTCACAAATCAGTAGAGATAAAACAAGATTTAGAAACAAAAACTATTCAAGGTAAAAGATTTTACATCTTACCTGATGGTGAAAAATTACCCTCAATCACAACTGTGTTATCGGCTAGAGGCAATGAAGGTATCGCAAGATGGCGTGCTTCAGTAGGCGAACAGGTTGCGAATACTATCATGAGGAATGCTGCTAGAAGAGGCACAGCCGTACACACATTGACAGAAAACTATCTTAACAACGAAGAACTGTCACAACAAGGTGTTTTACCTACTGCGTTATTTACCATTCTAAAAAGTGAACTGGATAAGATAAATAATATAGTAATGCAAGAAGGTGCTCTATACAGCGAAAAATGGGGTGTTGCAGGTAGAGTCGATTGTATTGCAGAATATGATGGTAAGTTATCAGTAATAGATTTTAAAACATCTACTAAAGATAAAAAAGAGGAATGGGTAGAAAACTATTTTATTCAGACTTCTGCTTATTGTGAAATGTTTGAAGAACAACATGGCATATCGATAGATCAGATTGTTATATTGATTGTAACCGAAGAAGGTGGCACACAAACTTTTGTTAAGAATAAGAAAGACTACTTACCCCTATTAAAACCAGCGATAGAGGAGTTTCATAAGAAATTTAAAGAGAATGAAAAAACTAATTAAAACAATATGTGGATTATTTTTTATATTATGTTTATCTAGTGAATCATATGCAGGTCCTGAGGACCTATCAATGTATCCTTGGGAACTACAACAAATGCCAATATCATGTGGACCATTAGCAGATGTTAATAAGGCTTTAGAAAAAGCAGGTTATGTACAGATAGAGATTGCATATGGTAGAATATCAGCATTACCAACAGGTGAGATTGCTTATGCTGTGATAACTTATGCGTCAACAGATGTAGAAGGACATATGATAAGAACAATGGAAACACCTGCTCAACAAGAGAAGTGTATAGTAAATTTGCTATTTGATTATAGAGTAGTGACGCCAAAAGAATTGACGAATTAATTGTTGATAAGAAGACAATAACTTTTAGGGACCTGGGTGCAATACCCAGCCACTCCACCATTCAAACAATGAAATTTGAGGGGTGGAAATAGGATCGACCATCAGGTAAAACTTCTAGGAGATTGATCGCTAACACCGTACTGTTATTTAAATGCTAACTCACAAGGTTTTGCATTAGCGGCTTAGGTCGTTAGGGGTTTGCCTGTACCTCGCAACAGAAACAGGCACTATAAATTATGAATAATTATATACAAATATACAAAAACGTAATCTCAGATGAGTATTGTGATGAACTTATTACTAAGTTTAATATTGACTCTAAACAAGAGACCTACGATCAAGGTCCTATGTCTTTCACACAAGTTAATCTCAATCAAAATAAATGGCAAGGTGATATAGAAAAAGTATCATCTGTATTCACAAAATATCTTGAGCAATATAAGAACGATTGTATCATAACTGAACATATGTGGCCAGAGAAATATGCCTTTGAAGAAATTAGATTAAAGAAATATTTACCTAATGATAAAGATCGTTTTGATCCTCATGTAGATTCTATTAGTATTGAATCAGCAAAAAGATTTCTAGTATTTTTTATATATCTACAAGATAATACTAGAGGTGAAACTAACTTTCCTCAATTAGGATTAGCGTCACCTTGTAAAAAAGGTTCACTATTGATGTTCCCACCATTATGGCCGTGGTTACATCAAGGTATGAAACCGATAGATAAACCGAAGTACATATTAGGCAGTTATCTACATTATACGCTTGACAAATAGCAATGAATGTAGTATAATATAAGATATGACAGATACAATATTAACACCAAACAAGTTTGCTTTAATTGTAGAGAATATAGTTAAAGATAAGAAAATTAGCTACATAGACGCAATTTTAGACTATTGTACTGATAACGAGATTGATCCTGCAAATGCTAGATCAATGATAAACAAAACATTAAAAGAAAAAATTGCATATGAGGCACAGAACCTTAATATGTTAAAGGAGAAGGTGGCAAAACTACCATTTTAAATTATGAATGAAAAAATACAAACAATAATACCTCATGTAAATTTTAGAGTAAGAGAACTAGGTGAATGGGTAGATACAAATACAGATACCTATTTCAAAGGTAAGAAAGTAATACTATTTTCTTTACCAGGTGCTTTCACACCGACTTGTTCAAACGAACAACTACCAGGTTTTGATAAACAGGCAGCCGCTTTCAAAGAATATGGCATAGATGAAATTTATTGTATGTCAGTAAATGATTCTTTTGTTATGAATGCTTGGGCAACAGATCAAAAGTTAGAGAATGTGAAAATGATTCCTGATGGTAATGGTGAATTCACAAAAGGTATGGGAATGCTTGTAGAGAAACAAAACTTAGGTTTCGGTCAGAGATCATGGAGATATGCTATGATTGTGAATGATGGTGACATAGAAGTGATGTTTGTAGAATTTGGTAAAACAGATGATTCAGCAGGAGACCCTTATGGCGAATCTTCACCTGAAAGTGTGTTAAAATATCTAAAGGACTTTAAAGGATAATAGTGAATGGTTTTGAAGTATATAAAAAATATCTTGCGATCAAGCTTCATTTCACAAGTAAGAACCAGAGTTATGACTTCCATAAACACGCTGGGCGAACAACAGCAAGGTTGGATACATTTACTAAAAGACGGGATAGGTATTTTTTTCACAAGCTTAGTAGAGCTTATAGCGATACTGATATTATTAATTATTTTATCAGTAATTTTGTTTCTAATACTAATCTCTGGATTGGGGATATTATTGGCAGATCAGGTGATGATAACTATAAAACGTGGTCAAAAAAAATAGAGGCACTACATTATTATTATGAACAAGATATAGATTATATACTCGGCAAGATTACGAAGAAGATAAGTTTTGATGATCTGTTTACCTCTAAGAAAGGTCAACACCCACCGATACTTAAATTTGTATTGGCAAAGAAGATTAACTTTGAAACACTTTTAATATTAGATGACATATTAAGGTTTTCAAAAAGACTAAACAAAGACATAGGTGAAAAAGTATTATGGCCTAAACTGTGTGATAGAATGATAAGATACAGACCGTTTGTACCATACAACATAACAAAGTATAAGATGACACTAAAAAAGAAAATAAAGGATATATAATGGCAAAAATGAGAATGTTTAAGTTTTGGAATGAAGCAGGTGACGAAAAAGAAAAAGAAGAAATGAGTTTGAAGAAGGCGATTAAGTCTGTTCAAAATGATTTCAAAGATAAATTTATTGGTGTTGAATATATCAGTAAAAAAGGTAAGAAGATTATTGATTCTGTGAGAATACCTATCGGTAGAAGAATAAGACAAGCAATAATCACAGAAGCTAAAAAAATGGCTTCAAAAGCAAGAAAACTATAAGGAGAAAATATGAGTACAGATAGTCACGACAAAGACCACGACCACGACAGGTCTTATGAGAATGAGGTAACGCCAAGTCCTATGGTACAGATAT